ATCTTTATCATCATCTTTATCATCATCTTTATCATTATCTTTATCATTATCTTTATCATTATCTTTATCATTATCTTTATCATCATCTTTATCATCATCTTTATCATTATCTTTATCATTATCTTTATCATTATCTTTATCATTATCTTTTTCTTTATCTTTTTCTTTATCATTATCTTTATCGTTATGTTTATCATCATTTTTATTTTTTTTGGTATGTTTATTTTTTTTTGTTATATGTTTTGAAGAATTTGAAGAATTTGAAGAAGATGCTTTTAATTTTTTATGTTTTTTTTTTGGTTTATTTTCATCAGATGATGAAGATTCATCAGATGAAGAATTAGATGATGATTCAGATGATGAATTTGATTTTTTATGTTTATGATGTTTTTTATGTTTATTAAGTTTTTTAGTTTTATCAACAATATCTTCTGTTAAATCTTTTTGTTGTTGTGAATTTTGGTGTTTAATATCTAATAAATGTTTAAACAAGGTTTTAATATCTTCTTTTTTTTCTTGGTCTGTTTGTATTGGTGATGTTAATTCATGTGGTCTTTTTCTTTTTTCTTTTAGTTCTTGTGATAATTTTTTTAGTTCTTCAACTGACATGTTTTTAATTACTTTCATATCAATATTGAATGTCTTGGAAAAACGTTCTTTTAGTTCACTTATACGGGAAGTTATTTCATCGGAGGTAGAACTAATTGGAATATTTGATATAGTGGGAGGATTTAATTGAGGAAATCTTGATGATTGCATTGGAGGTTGCATTGAAGGTTGCATTGGAGGTTGGTGCATAGTGTATGGGTTGGGATCTTGTGGAATAAAAGATTGTTGCATATATGGATTTACAGAGTTATATTGTGGTGGTGTATTGTATTGCATCATGGGATTATATTGTTGCATCATGGGATTTTGTTGCATTCCCGTATTGTATTGTGTATATTGCGGTGATCCATCGTAGCCAACTCCACCAGTAAATCCTTCAATATGTTGTCCATCTCCTTCATTTCTTCGTGTATCAGAACCATCAAGTGCAAAATTAATTGGAGGTGGTTTACGTTGATGATCATATATACCATATGAAGAAGGGGCCATAATTATTCCATCTTGTATATGTTGTTGATATTCATCAGTATTATATTGATCAGGAGATGGGCCAGAATCGCCAATTTGATATTCACTTTGTTTATCAGCAAATCGTTTATTTAATTCTTCTGCAATTACTTTTTTATCACCAGTAATTAGTAATCCTTGTTTTTGTAGTTCTTCACGATCGCGGTCATTATCTGCCATTGGCATATGATGATCAGTATATCTACCATCAGCAGTTATCATTCCTCCTTCAATATTTGAATTATCAAACGAGGCATACAATCCTCCTTCTGTCATTTCATGAACAGAGGAACTTGTATGACGTTGACGATCTGTTTTCATTTTCTTTTTTATTGATTTCATAACATTTTCATATGTTTTTTCATTTAAAAATTTTAATACTTTTTTAGGTGGATATTTTTTTAAAATATGTTTATAAACAGAAACAATTTCAGGAGCAATTTTTTTTATAGCATTAACACAAACATTTATTATTCTTTCATCACGTGAACCATTTATTTCTTGTAATACTTTGCTTAATATTAAATTTAAATTTTTTTTTGATAAAAATATTGATTGAATATCCATTATTTTATATAAGATATCAAAAATAAAATAATAATAATAATAATCGCATACATTTTACATTTCTTTGTTTTATTCATGTAAATTATTTTATGATTGTAATTTATTATGTCACGAGAATCTGATTTTACTGGTCATTCCATGGAATCGTTTCATCCATATGGACGAATACGGCCAGCATTTAATCCAAGTGAGCAAATGATTCCACGAATGGATTATACAAATAAAGGAACAATTGTTGATAATAACATAGGAGATGATATGCATGCTGAAAATATTGTTGAATATTTACTTATGATCAATACATATGATCGTGATCTTGACATTTATCCCGATCCTTTTCATTTCAATGTTATTTTTAATGGTGCTAGTCCTGTAACTGAAACTGATACAACACCGGCAGGTGTTATAACAACAACACGATATACAGGAGCACCAAATCCAAGAATTCAACGTATTTTTAATAATGTTAAATATGTGAGGATTGATAATGCCATTCTTCCTGATACTAATGTAATAAAAACAGATGGTGCTGTACCAGCAGATCAATATAAATTATCAACTGATGCAATTGATCAATTAGATGCTCAAAAAGGATTGGTTTTGAAAATTGATGAATTAAGAACAGACCGTGTTCTTGGAACTGGTTCATTTTTATCATGTGATTCTAATATTTTGTATATTGATAATGAAATGGGAACTGATAATCAATATTGGAAACCTACACATGGTTTAAGAACATATCCAACATCAAAATTATTAAATTTAAAAAAACTAACAATTAAATTGTATAAAGGAGATGGAACACCTCTAGAAGTTATGGGAAAAGATGGAGCTGGAATTTATACTCCATTGAATATGACAACACTTTTAGCATCACTTCCAATTTTACCTCCACCTGATCCTAATTTTGCACGAACTAATTTAATTGCATCACAATTAAGATTACAAGTTGTTTATGAAATAGTTCTTGGAGTTATTGATAATGAAATGAATACATTAGTAAAATTCCGATAAATTTTATTTATCTGATAATTAAATTCCGATAATAAAATTTTTATACAAATTTGTATAAAAATTTTATTCTTCCATAACAAATCGTTTTAGATCAAGTGATTTAACAGTTTGTGTTAATCCACATGAATCAATTATTTGTTGTTTTGTATATTTTGCTGGAATTTTTTTAATATTAGTGTCATTAAAATAAAATGGTCTACAAACATTAACCAAATCATCACTTACTGGATGTTTAATAATTTCTTCAAATGAATTAAACTTTAACATTCTTAAAATAAAACTTATTGAATACACACCACATTCAGAATTTCCATATTGATTTTGTTCATCATTATATTCAATTCTAACATTTTGAATTCCAGATTTTTCACAATATTCAGCAATTTTATTCATAAAAAATGCAATTTCTTTTTTAGGTGGTTTTCCAACAGAATCAAAAAAATATACTCCTCCTTTTTCTATGTCAGCAAATAAAGAAACCCAATGTGATCCATCTTTATCATGTGTATCCAAATTTATAATCATACCAATTTTTGTTTTTCCAATTTTTTTTAATTCATCAAAATCAATTTTTCCAATATCAGATATTTTTTCAAAATCTAATGGAACTGCACCAAAAAACATAAATTCAGGATAAATATTCATAAATTGATTTAGTGTATCATTAATATGTAATGAATTTAACCATTCAAATTTACCCTGAGGTCCATTTGGTGCAAATGTTTCATTTTCTAAAACATCTGTTATTGTTTTATCTAAATATTTCATAAATTCTTGTTTAGTCCAACAACGTTGATTAGTACATTTATCACCAAATCGTTCTGTAAAATTATCAACAATATATTTTTTATATTTTGTAGGATCTCTAATTTCTAAATCTTGACGTAACAGAATGATTTTTTCTTTCATATTATTCTCTATTACATATTTATTATAAGCTTTTACCATCATTATTAATGTTTTTAAATCAATACATGAATTATTTATGTCTTCAATATTTGGAGCACAAACTTCTTCTTCCATATAATATAATAATTATTTAGAAAAACATTTTATAATTTATTAACTAATAAAGTATAAAATGTTTGTTTTTGTTTTTGTTTTTATTTTATTATCACGAACAAATTTGTTTTTATTTTATTATCACGAACAAATTTGTTCTATAATTTTCATTATTTTAATGTTACTTTTGATTGGCATATTTTCAATATCTTCATGTAATTTGTTAGCAACATCTTTATGTGAACGTAAAAATACAACATATTTCCACATTTTTTCATATGTATGATAATTTTCTTTAAACCATTCTTTATCACGTTCAATTGTAACACAATGAAGTTTTTTTAGTTTCCAATAAACAATTTTATCAATATAATAGTTTGGTTTTATTAAATGGATATTTGATATTGTTGTTGTAATCCATTGCATACAATCATATGGTGTCATTTCTATTTTCGGTGGATATATCCATATTGCTTCTTCCATTTCATCATTTTTATTAGTACACGGCATTAATTGTATTAAACATCCTTTTTCCATTCCAGTTGTTTTAGAACGAAATGGTTCTATTAAGTCAGTATCACATAAAAAATCATTTAAATTTTCATATTGACCAATATCACATTGTAAAAAATCACATTTTTCCAGATCACAACATTCTAATTGTAATTGTACTTGAATCCAATAATAAATAGGACAAATTTCTCCTTTGATATTACCGCTTGTTTTAATAAACCGTTTAAATGGACATTTAATTTCTAACATTCTACCAATAAATTTTGTTTTATGTTTTCCATCTAATTTATATTTACCAACAATGCCATCAGGAGATGCTGCCAAAAAGTTACATGTTTTATGTGCAACTAATCCAAAGTCTTCAACAATAACATTTTTTCTATATTCATATAATAATGTTGCTATTTTTTCAAATTTCTTTCCATGAAAACAGAATTCATTTGTTGTAAAAGGTGGATTAAACACTTTTTTAAAAATAAATTTATAAGGAGGTTCATGTTCATTCATTCCAACAACACATCCGCCATCACTTGCTGTAATTTTTCCTTCTCTTAATTCAAACCATGCTTTACTTCTCTGTTCTGGATATTCAATATTCATTAAATAATCAACAATTTTTATTATTGAATCATCTTGTATGTCATCAACTTGAATGTCATGTATCCATTCTGAATCCGATAATTTGAATTTATCATATATTGTTTTGTTAAATGTAATTAATTCTTGTGGAAATTTGTATTCAATTAAATTTTGTTTATTATTTGTTTTATCTATTTCATCAATGTCTTCTGTTTCACAACTTTTTGATTTTATAGAAAACATAACATCTTCTGTTTCTTCTATTTTCTTTTTTATTTCACTATATTTCATTTTTGATTTTTTTGTTATATTAAATATTATAACATCATTATCAATATAAACAAAATTACAAACATGCCGTTTTACTTTTAATGGGTCAACATCTTTTAATATACATTGAATGTCATGAATTATTTTATCCAAGTCTGAAAGTAAATATTTATTTTTATAGTTTGCCAATTGTTCTTTTATTACATCATCCATGTCTATAATTTGGTTAGTGTTTTGTGATATTTATAAACAATCATAACAACTATTTGTAAATAGTTGTTATTTCAAATTTTTTTATTTGAAATAAAAATTGAAAAATATAATATATAACTATAATAAATTTTAAGTTTATTTTATAAATATGGATGAAACAAAGATATACAAGATATGTAAGACTGATGATATTGAAAAGTTTGAAAAATATATTGATAATATAAATGTTAAAGCAGAATTAATAATAATGTATAAAGACATTATTCAATCATGTATAAAAAATAAAAGTTATAAAATTATAGAAAAATTGTATGACTTTCAATTTTGTTCGTCTTATGTTTTTCTTCATATTTGTGAAATTGATAATATAAAATTACTTGATCAATTATGTAACATTAGATTTCCTATTGAATGTAAAAATGATTTATTAAAATATGTTAAACATTATAATGTTGCTAAATGGTTATTCATGAAATTTATTACTAATTTTGAATATGATAGTATTATGGAATGGTTTGAATATGCATTACAAATAGAACAAAATATATTGAGTGATCAATTAGGTACAATATGTAATTATATTGTTACAAATTACAAATCATTTATTGATGATAAAACAATTTCACGATTATTTGCCAGATTATGTTATGATAATAATGTTGTTGCAATAAAATATATTCACAATATTTTTGGTAAAATAGATATTCATATTGATATATTGAATAGACTACGAGAAAATGTAAATATGGAAGTATTTAAGTTTTTAATATCAATAAACATGATTGAATTAACATTTGATGATCTTATTCATTGTTTTAATCCACTGGAACTTATAAAAAATGTATATAATCAATCAAACTCAGAAAAAATTGAATGTGGAATATGTTATGTAGATTCAACAGAATTAGAAAATACAGATGATTTTATATTATTAGATTGTAATTGTTATAATATTCACTTTTTTCATTGGCATTGTATAAGAAGATGGTTTATTAATCATGAAAAAATTTGTCCTTTTTGTAAAGATAGAGAAGTTGTTTGGAGTAAATGTAGTAAAGTATGTTTACACAAATAATTAATAATTTTATAACATAAAATTATTAATTATTTTATATCCAATATTTTTTTGATGATTCAAATTCAATATGTCCTCTAATTAATTCAACAATATTATATAAAATTACAAGTCCAAATGAACTCATAAAAAATGTATTATGTTTCTCAACGAAATCTTTTCCAATAAATATGAATATAATTGTAAAAACAACAATATAAATATAAATTGTAAGGTTTACTTTTGTTTGTTTAGCAACATATTTTTCTAATGCTTCTTCCATTTATATGTTAGTTTGATATTAAAAATTGAAATACTAAATCAATAAGTTAAAGATAAGTTAAGAGATAAAGTAATAAAAATACTATAATTTTCAAATGGATATTCCAATGGTAACAGATATTGCTGTTGCCATTGCAGGGTCGGTTGATAGTGGAAAATCAACATTTATTGGAGTATGTATTGGAAATAATTATGATGACGGTAATGGAAGTGCCAGAACATTGGTTGCTATTCATCCTCATGAAATAGAAACAGGTCGTACATCTGCTATATCAACACGTGTATATAACAGTCATAATGGACATGGTATAACATTTATTGATTTATGTGGACATGAAAAATATTTTAAAACAACATCATTTGGAGTTTCGGGATATTTTCCCGATTATGCATTTGTTACTGTGTCAGCCAATCGTGGAGTTTTACTAATGACGAAGCAACATATAAGAATATTATTATCATTTAGTATTCCTATTGTATTTATTATAACACATATTGATTTAGCACCCAAAGATTCATATGAATTAACAAAACAAAGTATACAACGTGTATGTTTACAATATTCTGGTAAAATAGTTATTGTAAATGATATTAATGATGAAGACACGGAAGTAACTGAAAATAATGCTGTTCAAAATATTATGTCATGTTTGACATCATCATTAACTAATATAAAACAAATAGTATTTCCTGTTATATCAATTTCAAATAAAACAGGATTTTTTTTTAATGCCATACGAAAATTACTAACATTTTTAACGCCAGTTCAGTTTTGGAATGAAAAAATTAAAATTATTAAAATGTTTCAATCAAAATTAGATCCAATAATGTTTAATAATATTAAAAAAGAACCATTTACAGGTTCATTGTTCTATATTGATAGTATTTATAATCCTGTTGGAATCGGGTTAGTTGCTTGTGGAATATTACGAGGAGATAGTATTCATGTTAATGATTCATTAATTATTGGTCCATTTGGAAAAGAGTTTATTGATATTAAAGTTAAGTCAATTCATAATAATAATAGACAAATAATTCCAGAAATTACTGATCATCTACGTGGTTGTATTGCATTTGCTTCTAAAAAAGAGATTAAAAGAAGAAATATAAAAACAGGAACAATTATATTATCTTCAATTGATTCAATAAAACATGTTTGTTTTCATTTTAAAGCATCTATTCTTGTTTTTAATACATCAACAACTATAAAATCTGGATATACACCAATTATTCATTTATCAACAATAAGACAAACAGCCATATTAAGAATTGATCCATCAGAAAATGAAGGGCGTGATATTATTTCATCTGGCGTTGTTTCAATTGTTACTTTTAAATTTATAATAAAACCAGAATTTGTAGAACCATTTAATGTTTTTGTATTTAGAAATGGAAACATAGAAGGAATTGGAATGGTTTTAAGTACATTATCAATTACTGATGATGTCAATGCTAAACCAGAAATTTATAGAAAAGTTTGTTCAAAAAACCAAAATAAAAAATTGAAATAATATTAACATAAATTCATATTTATGTTAATATATACAATATATTTGCCATGTTTTATGAATGGATATAAAATTATTAAGTATTATTAAAAGATTTCATACAATGAATAAATTTAAAAATTTAAGTTTATTTATTGAT